AGGGAACCAGATGTGAAACGTCTTGTAGGCCAGCAAGAATATCAGTTTGACCAAGACCCACAGAACTGCTGTTGAATTGAAGACGGCCAACCTTGCAGCCGTTGTTGCGCTCGGCGGGACGTACCAAAAAGGCACGTCTCGAGCACTGCAAACTGGGGCTAGGAGGCCGGGTAGGGTGCTGTCTGACGGGTGTGACACAAGATGTTTCGTTTCCACGTCCCAGATGTTAGGAACGTCGTATCGGGCGCCGAAGAACCGGGAATTGACCGAATGCATAAGCCAGCTCCAGGTATAAAGGGGCAGCGATATGTAGTAAGAAATCCGCAAGCAGAAAGTGTCCCAGCGACTCGGGGAGATTCGGAAATCAATCATTCGGGAAGCGGTGGCATGCATAACGGCGGCTCGAATCTGTGTCTGGTTGGTCTGCCCGTAGGTGCTGGAAGCATGAGCTGCAACTTTGGAGTATAAGTCACGTTGATTGGTGGCGGAGACGCGAGCAGCATAAGAGACTAGCGAATGGAGCAGAGAAGTGGTGGTTAGCCGTTCAAAACGCTTGGAGGTAGGATGTGCGTACCAAGCGATCTCTGTCAATTTGGGCATGTCCATGACGCGGTACTTTTCTACGATAAGCTCGGGGCGCGATATGACAATCAAAGCGTGGGCGTACTGCTGATGTATCATGCCAACGTGGAGGCATTCAGAATCGGGCGTTATAAGGCGGCTGGCTGTAAGCCATTTGTGTGCGTCATATGGTTGGACGTAATGTCCTCCATCATCGTTCTCCGGAATGTATATGAGATTGTCGCCGCGACGTTCGAAGTTGTACAAGTCAGGCGTGAGGGCTGGAAACCCGAAAGCGGTCTCTGGAGGAACGACGATAGTGGCAACCACGCAGCGCAGAGTGGGATGCAGGTCGAACCAGGAACCCACAGTGCTGGGGGAAAGATGATGTAGGGCGTCGTCGGCAAACCAAACGGGCGCTATGCTTGAAGGAGCCAAAGATGCTGGGGCAGCCGTACCCTTGTACCGAGTGATGTCTTTGGCCTCCCAGCGCGGGTTGAACCTGTCGACGGGGTCAGCGACGCCAGGGGTGTGTTTTAGATAGTCGCGGGAGGAGTCGGAAACCCAAAGACCATACCAGCGTTGGCCAGCCAACAGCATGGAAGCTTTTTGCCGGTTTTGGTTACGCAAAGCGTAGTGAATGGGATATTTGTGACGCAGAGCTCCGGGAGGAGGCGGTTGGATTCCGGCAGTGATTAGGTGGTGCATCTGTTTCTCAGCGACGGCGTAAGGTGCGCAATGGCGGGCGGTGGCGAGTTCACGCGCGTAGTCGCCAATATGCATGCCCAAAGCTGCGGTACGCAAGGCAGAATCGGAGAAGAAATCGGGCGTGAGACCGAACCACGCGGGTGGGAGTGAGGCCACGTACGCACGCGAAACGGGCACTCCGCCAGGGCCAGTGTGGATATGGTAGTAGCCAGGTTGTATGCAGGCGATGGTTATGCTGTCCCGTTGAAACTCATCCATGTAGATGAGCAGTTCTTTCGTGGTGATCCAGCCGTTGAAAAGATAGTTCCAAGGGCTTTCAGGACCAAACCATTGGAGCAGTTTGGTTCGAAGGGCTGGTGGCGGATTTTTGATGTCCACGCCAGGGATAAAGGCACCGACCCAGCAGAACCCCGGGGTTAAGGGAGGCGGGAAACTGGGAAGGAAGCCGTCAGGCGAAGACGGAGAGCAGGATTTAAGAAATGGATACCGCTGTTCTAGCGCCGCTCGACGAGTTGATCGTTTGACCAACCGCTGGTAATAGTCGTAGAAGACTACACATTGAACGGCGAAAGGGTAGAGGTAGGGGTGAGAGTCAGAGGTGAGAATGCACGCGGCGATGAGAAGAATCGTGCCCAGCAAGATTCTCCAGTCGCTTTGATACAAACGGGGGTTCAGGATAGCGATCTCCACCTCAGGGGCGGAGGGATTGGAAATCCGGCGACGAGCCGGACTGGGATCAACGCAACGGGCTGGTAAGGCATAATCGCGAAGACCTTTGAGGACGGGGTGTAACCCGGGCCTGGAAAAGGCCCAGATCACCAGGGCTAGCCCTGTGATGGGGTGAGGAACTAGGGGGGTTTTAACCCAGTTCATGTTGGTCTACTT